CTTATAATTTTTTGAGGAGGTAAAGTATAATGAAGAAGGTACAGATTGGCAAATGTCTATACAACGTAGTAGGACCAGATGACTATAAGGAAAATGGATCTTACAATCCAAGGTTCACAGCTATACAGTGTAACGGAGGACAAACAGTATTACCAGTTAATAGTAGAGTGACAGATACCTCTACAGGAATATACTTCTATCCAGGCAATGGAATGGTTGCTAAAGTAATCAAACCAAATTCTGGAAGTGAAGCAGATTTCTCATGTGAAAATATTATTGATTATTCTCAGGCTAAGACAATCAGTGATATTATTCATAATAATGAGATTATAAGAGATATCCAGAATGATATCATAACTACATCCGATAATGTATTAAAGCTTAATATAAGCGACAATGATACACCGGAAATGAAAGCATTGAAAAATGCGATCAATGCTAAAGGCGTTGATAAAAAGCAATATGAAGATCGTTTTGATCAATTCCAAAATGATATGAGATTGCTCAAGGGAAATTCTATTACCCTTGGAAAACTTATCAGTATTTGTTCTGCATTTGATATATCTGCAGAGCTTACTTTAAAAGATAAGGAAGGCGTACCAAATCCTATCGGTCAGGAGTTTGTAGTTGATTTGACCGAGGAAAGAGATGGTGGTAAATAATGATAGAGAATCAAAGGCAGTTTATACATGAATATAATGACAAATATCGTGAAAGATTCAATAAGGATCTTTTCGTTCGTCACGATTCAGATATTGTAGATGCTCTACGTTATATTATCTATAGCATAGAGCGCAATTCTACATTCACTATTAAAGTTTTAAACTTTGAGGTTATCGATAACTATGATGATGTAAATCATATTCTTTGGGAGTATGAGGATTTCATCGTTAATAAAGGTAAGAAGCCTTCAGAGAGCACAAAAAAGAAATCATACGGTAAGAAAAAGAAAGTTAATATCTATGATTTCATAAATCTTAATGATTCGGATATCAATCTTATTAAGGTTACGTATTATATTCAGATTACTGAAAAGAAACGTGGTCTTGTAGATGATACTCTAGTGGTGTATATTGCCATACCAAGAATAGTAGACGACTTCTACTTCAGGTTGAATGGAAATATTTATTCTGCAATGTACCAGATTGTAGATGCTAGTACTTATAATAATAGCGCTAGTAAGAATTCTAAGAAACAGTCTATTACTTTTAAGACAGTATTCACACCAATTCGTATCTATAGATACGCAATAAATCTTAAGGATGTAAATGGCTATGCAATTCCGTGTAACTATTTTATTATCAACGTATTCAAAAAATCAGTTTTAGTTATGAAATATTTCTTGGCTAAATTCGGATTCTTTGGATGTATGGATTTTCTCCATATAAATGGAGTTAATGTGGTAACCTCTGTTGATAGCATCGATATGGAGAATAATTATATCTTCCCAATAAGAGATTATTACATTATAGCACCAAAGTACTTTTACGATAATATCCAGATTATGCAGTCGTTTGTATATACAATATATTCTGTATTGAATTATATGAAAGATGCTGAGTTTGGAGATATTTTCGGAACTGATATTTACGTAAGAGCTTTAGGTGCTGATTTCACCAATAAAAACGTAGATTCAATCTATGAGAAAGGTTTGTCTCTTCTTGAATCATTAGAGTTCAACTATGATGATATGAGCAGAGCAGATCTTAAGTTAGATCTTGAGGACAAGGATGATATATATAAAGTTCTTAGATGGATGATTTATGAGTTTAATGCTCTACGCCAGAAAGATAATTTAGATATATCTACCAAGAAAGTAAGATATGCTGAGTATATTGCATCCCTGTATGCAACTCGTTTAGCCAATGGTATTTATAGAGTATCAGATAAAGGAGATAAGGCTGATTTATCTGATATAAGAAAGGCGATTATGATACCGCCAATGTATCTTATAAATGCTATTGTTAAATGTGAGCTGGTTAACTACAAAAACTGCGTAAATGATCTTGATGCTCTTATAGCATTAAAATATACTTACAAGGGAATTGCGGGAATCGGGGAAAAATCTAATGCAGTATCTGATGCATATCGATCGATTCAACCAAGCCATTTAGGAAGGGTTGATATCGATAGTTCATCGAACTCAGATCCAGGAGTTTCTGGAACAATATGTCCGTATGTTGTCTTACACGATGGTCATTTTGATGAATACGTGGAGCCGAGTACGTGGCGTGATGATATCACACGTCTTATAGATACTTATAAGGCTATAGATTCGAGACTTGTAATGTGTAAAATCATAGACGACCATAATCTTTCTGATAAACGAAAAGATAACAAAGTGGTGGAAGAGTGTGTATCTATTGCAAAGTCTTTATTAGATATGCCGAGATACGTTTTAGAAACTGAGCAATATATTAACGGTTTCGATATTTTTGGAGATGGCCTTATGTTCTATCTAAACGACGAATAATAGTTTAGGAGGAATATATTATGGCTTCAAAAACTGTGCCATCTATGTATAATCGATACTTCATGTACTCTGCATCGGATGCTGCAAGAGCAACCAGAGTATATGGAAAGAATACAGAGTGTGGAACTGTTATTGTTAGAGGTGTACCTAAACCATACACCTCTATCGTAACAGACCCATCTTCATCCGCAACAGACGCGGTCGTTGTCACCCAGGGTGATATAAGAAAAATTAAATATACTGAACCTACAAGATGATTATTTTTTGTAAAGGAGAACAAAAATGAGCAAAGAAATGGTTAGATTAGTTCCTATAGGAAGCTGTCCTATATGTGGTCATAACCAATTCGTTGTAGCTGAATCTGAACTCAATATTTTTCTTACAAATAGAGATGGAGAGATAGTTGATTCTAGCAATTGTTCTTATAAGTGTGAAGGAATGTGTATAAACTGCAAGACTAGGATGCCGATGTTGGCTACTCCTGAAAGGTTCATTCCTTTAACACCATTAAGGAAACTTCTTTATGAGAATATTAATCACAACGAGTTAGGTTTGTCTGTAGATGAGGATGTGGTTCCTAATCCTATGGAGGTAGCTAAATGAAGATAACTTCAGGCCCAATAGCTAATTTTGTAATAGCATTATTAAGTGCTATAACTGACATAAAAGAATCAGATTTTGAACAATACACCAAAGTTGATGAGGATGAGATATTACTCCTCATGAACAATGGGTGTAGAATATCAGACGTGGAACCAATGGAAAATATGGTTTCATTGGACAATAATTACTATGTGTCCATTATCACTGGTATGATGGGTAATGATAAGAATACTTTCTTTGATTTCTATTACACGCATGATGGTAATAGAAATGTAATAAAAGTCCTTGTGGTATTCTTAGATTATTTTAAAGACGTAAAGACTGAAGAAACGCCTTTAGTCGATGAAAATGGCATTACCGATATTACTGGTAACAGCAATTTCTTTTTTGCAATAAAACAGATATCGGAAATATTCTTAATGTCTTATTATAATCCTGCGACATTTACTGGAGCGTTTAATGCTACAGTTGCAGGTACAAACTTCAGGTATTTACCAAATATAATTGCGGGAATTATTCTGGCTCAATTTAAACCGCTTACAGAAGAAGATACGGAAGGGTGTGGAATGGAGCATAATATGCTTACTGAGATTTTGCAAGATGAATCAATGCCTATAAACCTGATTCTATCAGGAATTAGAAGGCAAGATAGATAATGCAAGATAATAAAGTAGAAATGTGTAAACTCCATACTCCATACGTATGTAAGCATTGCGGAGAAGAGCTTTTATTTTTTGTCACTAATAGAAATACTCTGATTGATTACAAGAATCTTTTTGTTAACGGTAAAACCTCACCAGAAATATATGCGGAACTTCAAAATAAGAATATACGTTCAATGAAATGTATTGTGTGCGGAAAGTATTATCTTATTGATTGGAGTGAGCATTTCCCACAACAATTATTAGATAGAAATAGTTTGAGCAAATTTGGGGTATGAGGAAACTCATACCCTATAAATTTTGCGATAATATAAAGCCGTTCACATTATTATAAAGAAAGGCGGTGCTATAAAATGAAATATCTTTCTGTAGAACTTATAGGTTACGGTGGAATATATAATGGTTTAGGGCTAAACCAGATAAAAATAGATTTTACAAGATGCGTTCATAATAAAGTAATTATTAGAGGAAAAAATGGTTCTGGAAAATCTACTTTAATGAATGCCATAAATCCAAATCCAGATGGTAATGAATGTTTTATGCCTGGAGTTGAGGCTAGAAAAACATTGGTTTTATTCTGCAATGGGATAATTTATACGATAAGATATATTCATCCAATAACTGGAAACGGCTCTAGAGCAACGACTAAGGGTTATATATCTAAGACTATAGATGGGCAAATGGTTGAATTAAATCCTAATGGAAATATTTCCTCATGCAAAGATATTCTTTACGATGAATTCTCTTTGGATTCGAATTATGTATCCTTATCCAAATTATCGTCAGAGAATAGAGGATTGGTTGATAGCAAACCGGCAGAGAGAAAGAAACTTTTAAATGGTATTATAAATATCTTAGACGTTTATAACGGAATATATAAGAATCTTTCTAAGAAATCTAGTGCTTATAAACAGATTATCAATTCTTTAGTATATAAAATTGATAGTATTGGCGATGAAAATATGGTCACTGGAGCGCTAGCTAATCTTGAGGCTAGAATAGATGAATTAGAGTCAGATAAGTCTAAAGCAATAGAAGCATCAGCAGCGATCAAAGTAAAGATTGCTGATTATGAAGCTATATTGAAAGAGAATAATTACGATTCAATTTTATCTGAATTAAGAGCTCTCGATAAAGATATAAAATCGCTGGATAGTAATATTCAGAAACAATTGCAAGCTTATGGTATAACTGATATATCTAAGGTTGATGACTTCTTAAATTATATTAATACCCAGATTACAAGCATTCAGCATGAGGTTGATTTATATAAGCAGATAATACCTGAAAAATTGGCAGAGAGGGAAGCAGAATCTAAAGATCTTCAAAATAAAAGAGAAAAACTTAATTCATTGCAGAGCGAATATAATTATTTGGATATAAAGAAAGCGATGGAGAATGCAAGAGCGATCGTAAACGAGTACGATGCGGTCTTTGAGAGTATGGGTTTAACTCATATAGATCTTATTACAAGAGATGAGTATGATTCCGCTATGGAATCATTAAATTATCTTCTAACGTCATCTAATGCGTTAACTTCAATATATCAGATTGATGATATAAAATATGTAATTTACCATCAGCAAGAAATCGTATTACAATCTTCTAACATTAAATCTCTTAAAGATCAATTGGATCAGTATAAGAATGAAAGATCAGAATTAGATAAGCAAATTGCCATATTCCAATCAAAGAGGGAAGTTGCTAATGAACTAAATAATCGCCCATCTGGATGTAAGATTGATGATTGCCCTTACATAAAGAGCGCCGTAGATGCAAATAATCAATATCCTGAAAGCGAACTGCAAATAATGTATGCTAGATTGGAAGTTCTTAATTCTTCTATAGTAGATATTACTGCTAAGATAGATAAATATGAGACTTACTCTGTTATATTTACTCATATTAATTCTATCATAAGAGAGTTGAACTCTAAAATGAAATTCATCTCTAAGTTTCCTCTAAGAAAGGATTTTAAAGAAACTTTTCTATATAGATTAGCAGAATTAGATCCATTTGATGATATAAGAGAATGCTACAAATACGTTGAATATAGTAATATTTTAGATGAATATAAGATTGCCAAAGAACAACTTCATACATATGAAGTTGAGCATAAATTATACGAGTCTAAGAATAGTATTATAGAATCATTAATTGATTCTATAAATGATATAACCAGAAAGACAGATGAATTAGCCCAACAGATTGAGCATTTAAATTCTCAAATATCTAAGAAGGAAATGAGTTTAGAGGAATTGAAAACTCTTAAGTGTAAAGTAGAATCTTTATCTATCAGCATCAATCAATCCTATAAACCATCGGTAGAAAGACAGAATGAGTTATTGGTATTGAAGAAATCACTAGACTCAAATACATCAGCGTTAGATGAACTCCATAGTAATCTTTCTATTGCCGATAATAATATTGGTTCTATCTCTAGCGATATTAAAAATTTATCTTTAGAAAGAGATAAGCTTAGGCACAATTTATCACTGCTTGCTGACTATAAGCAAGAATATGCTGATTATAATAATAAATATTCTAAGATAGAGAAGATTAGATATTATTCATCTCCATCAACGGGAATACAGACATTATTCATGCAGTTATATATGAATAAGATTATCACTACAGCCAATGATCTTCTCTCTTTATTATTTGATGGAGAATTTATATTACAGCCGTTTATAATTAATGAAGCAGAGTTTAAGATTCCATGCGTTGGAAATGGTTTAATGCATGATGATATAAGCAGTATGTCTACAGCTCAAAAGTCCATGATATCAATGATACTATCATTCTCTTTATTGAGGCAATCATCAACTAAATATAATATTGTATTTGTAGATGAGATAGATGGCGGTCTTGATACGGGTAACAGAGCATACTTTATTACATTACTGGATAGGCTTATGATGATGCTTCAATGTGAACAATGCTTTATCGTTAGTCATAATTCCGAATTAGATACTTCTATGGCTGATTTGATAGTGTTAAAAACAGATCCTGGAGAAACATATGGTGGTAACGTGATTTGGCATTATTGAAAACAATCTAGTAAATAGCTGTATAATATTATTCTAAGGAGGTACAAATAAATGGCTAGTATTTGTGGTAAGAGCAATCAGGAAAGATTTTACCCATTCTTTAAATTCTTGCATACAATAAAAGATGCGTTAGATTGGGATTACATCTTAAAGAACTATGAAGTCGAGGAGGTTATCCTCGAAGAATTCATCAATCAGATTGATATCTCTACAGCTTGTCAATATTGTAAACTGTCAGAGGAATTCATTAACAAGTATGCTGATACGGTAGATTGGGATAAAATTTCTGCATTCCAGTCCCTTAGCGAAGATTTCATTAATAGAAATATTAAGAAACTTAATCTTCAGAAGATCGCTAACGATAACAATACCTTATCAGAAACATTCATTTACAACCATGCAGATGAATTAAACTGGGATCAAGTTGTTAGCTGCCAGAAATTATCCAATTCAATCTTGTATGATTTCAGAGATAAGATCGATTGGAAGTCAGTGTTCTGTTTACAGCAAATGACTCCAAGTTTCATTACAACTATCAGAGATGCTGGAGTGTTTATGAACTGGGATGCAATTGTTATCCATCAGAGACTCAATGAGCAGTTTATTAGAGATAATCTCAATAAGCTTAATATTGAGCTCGTATTAAAATTTCAGACTTTGTCCGAATCATTTAAGGCAGAACTTCAGAGTATGCTTGACCAGCAGAAAGAAGAAAATGCAGAAACAGAGGAGTCTGAAAAAGATTCTTCATCTGAAGAAGACGGAGAAAATTAAATCATAATAAATCATTTTTAGAGGAGGTACAGCATGAAGACTGTATTATTATTTACTCATAGTGATCTGGACGGAATCGGATGCGATATTGTAGCACGAAAATATTTTTCCAATTATCCAGATAAGTATACACTTAAAACGTTTTTCTGCGATTATTCAAACGTAGATGAAATTGTTCTTGATACAATTTCAAGTGTCGAAACAATCCCCGATATTATTTATATCACAGACATTTCTGTTACTGATAAAACAGCAGAGATTCTTGATAAATATGCCAAAGATAATAATATCGTTCTTAAACTGCTTGATCATCATCCTACAGCATTAAGACTTAATACTTATGAGTGGGCCGATGTTGTAATTAATATTACTCCCAATAAGAAAGCTTGCGGAGCATTCTTGTTATTTAAGGAGTTATATATTGATCCTTCATATGCAAGCAAAACAATGCTTGAGTTTGTAGAGCTTGTAAGACTTTACGATACATATGAGTTTGAGACTAACACTGTATATGGAGATAGACCTAAGAGGTTGAACTACCTGTTCCAGAATATGCTCAGAGATAAGTTCATTGTCGATATTATCGATTATTATCTTGATGATTCTGTTTACAATGCATTCCCCGAATTTACAGAATGTGACAAAGAAATAGTTGATAGGGCAATTCAGAGAGAAGAAGATGCTTACGAATCAGCTAAAAAGTCTTTAACCGTTAGATATTTTAGTTCACATAAAAGCGGATGGTATTTTGGTAATGCTTACGTATCTGCCGTATGCAACAGATTGTGTAAAGAGAATCCTGATTTAGATTTTGTTTGTTGTATAAATACTAATCGGTTAACGTTCGAGTTCAGAACAATAAGAGATGATTTAGATCTTGGTAAAGAGATTGCACCATTGTTTGGTGGTGGAGGTCATCCTAAAGCTGCCGGAGCACAGATCAACCACGATCAGGTTAAGCACATGATTACTGCATTAATAAACTAAATAATATTGGAGGTACCATTATAGGTACCTCCATAAATTTTGTAATTCTGTTTTTTAATAATCATATATTATACCTCTGATAAATAGATCCTAAGAGATTAAATAAAAATATTTTTCATATCGGAGGTAAAGTACTATGAAAAGAGCATTATTAAGTTACATTGATCCTTATGACCATCGCCGCAGCGATGCTATTGATCGTTATGAATGGGGCATGTCTAGCGATAAACAACTTGATGAAGAGTTGCTTATGGTTGACCTCATTCAGAAATATGGTATTTATCCATATAGCGATCGAGAATTACAGCATTTTGCCGAGCGTGGTGATATGGTACAGCCACTTAGAAATATGTGCACAATAGTGCAGAAGGGAGCTGTAGCATAGAATATGTATCAATGTAATGCACTGTTAGAAACTAGAAATACGCCAGTTAGTTATTTTACAGAGAGCGTACATGAAGTATTGAGAGAACAATTTAAGATTGTTAGTAATCGTTCATCTGCATACATAGAAGATCAGATTGAACAGATTAGATCAATCAAATGGGATAATGATGAATGGGATTAAACATAAAGTAGCCCGGACTCGTAGTTGAGTCCGGGTTGCTTATTCATCATTATTTCTTTTTAATATTCTGACATATCTCCTGCGCCAGCGTTAAGCACTATAAGAGGATATACTGCATTTCTGTTTGAGTCTTTAGCGAAACCTCCTCTTACGTTTATATCTAATTCATAAATATAAGCATCACTTGGTTTCTCTACGTTAGGAACTGGTTGACGAGTATTCTTATCTACTACCTCAAACCATCTATTTCCTGTAGCTGCATCATACATAACTACGGTTTCGATTAATCCTTTAGCATCAAGAACCATACGGTTTTCTGCTGGCGATAAACTCTGTTCCCATGCTACCTGGTCATTCATTCCGCCTATAGGAGCTCTATTAAGAGATGATCCATTCTGTATAATCATATCCTGCATTGATGGTCCAAGCATTGCAGGTCCAACACCAACAGGCGTGTTGATAAATGCGTCATACATACTTGCAATTCTTGTATTATCATCTTCTTCATTGGCTCTAGATTTGAGCTCTTTCATTCTTGTAATCTCAAGATGATTAATATCATTGATTGTTTTGTTCTTTTCTTTAATAGCAGAGATTTTAGAGTTGATAATTGTACCAACTGTCTCTGTCATATCATTGATATAACCATATTTGTTACGAAGAGTTTTAGATGCTCTAACCTGTTGGAGATCGCTCATGATTTCTCCGCCTAAAATATTGAGCTGTTGAATAGCCTCATCAAGCTGCTGGTTTGTTTCCTGATATGCTGTAGCATAAGGAATGTTCTCCTGAATATATGACATGCTTGTTTGAGGTATTAATGGGGCTGCTGTAACAACAGCAGGTGTTTCTTTTTTTGCTCTCTTTTTTGCTGTTTCTGCAGGAATTTGTTCGGTTACAACAACCATTTGGGTTCCAGTGAGGGTATGGTCTTTACATTCTTCGGAACCGTTAATAAAAGATTTGATGTTGAATGACACATCTTGTTTCTTTGCCATAGCGTAATTGCCTCCTTCATTAATATACTTTATTTTGCTGTTTCAAAAATGAAAATCTGTTAATTTATAACCTTCAATTATTATTGAAGATTTAATCGAATGTTTTATTTATGTAAAGTCTCTGGGACATAATTGTAATGAAGAATAAGTAAAAATAAACGTAAATGGAGGCGATGCGCATGTTTAGGATCAAAGGTTACGAACCAGGGGCAAATATAACGGTTCTTAATACGATTTATCATAAGAGTAGAAAAGATCCAGAGACTGGAAAATATGGGAAAGATTCCATAGATATTATTTTTAAAGATTTGGATACAGGGCAGAAAAAGATTGAGCATATAGTTGAACCGACGTATACTTATTATATAGCTAATGATGACGTTCAGATTCCATATAATCAATTATTTACATCTAAAGATAACGTTCATCCAGTCACATGTAAATATAGAGATCTTCTGAAGGATATAGCAGAGAAGACAAATAATACAGAATTCTTTTATGATAATATAAAGAATGGTAATTATAGGGAGAATAATAAGCTCCTTACAATTCCAAAAATATTTGGTGCCGATACTCATATAGAAGATTTCTATAGAGCAGAATTCGATAGAACTTATAAGAATGATCCATACGTTCCAAGTAAATTGTATTTCGATATAGAGGTTGATGGTAAGAATATGAGAGGAGATTTTCCTCAGCCTGGAGAATGTCCTATAAATGCAGTAACATTGGTAGATGATTTAAATAAGCAGGTTTATACACTATTGCTAAATAATCCTGATAATCCTCTTATAGCAGAATTTGCAGCACAACCAAATCTTACAGCAAAACTAAAAGATTTTGTTAGGAAAAGTGTTGGCGGATGGAAACAAGAGAAGAGATTTGGATTAGATGTATTTGAATATCATATTTTGTTTTATGATGAAGAAATCAAATTAATCTACGATATGTTTAAGTATATCAATATGGTTAAGCCAGATTTTGCATTAGCGTGGAATATAGCATTCGACTTACCATATATTATTGAACGTATTAGAGTATTAGGATATGATCCATTAGATATTATTTGTCATCCAGACTTCAAAGAGAAAGAGTGTTATTATTATATAGATAAGAGAGCTCAGAAGTTTGAAGAAAGAGGAGATTATGCAGCAATATGCGCATATACAATTTATCTTGATCAGTTAATTACATTTGCATCTCGTCGTAAAGGACAGAAGAAAGGAGCAATCACAAGTTATAAGCTTGATTTTGTTGGTTCAGTTATTGCAAAGGTTAGAAAGCTCGATTATTCTCATATAACTCATAGCGTTATTGAATTGCCGTATCTTAATTATGAAGTCTTTGCATTCTATAATGTAATGGATACAATAGTTCAGTTATGTATTGAACGTAAGGTTGGTGATATTGATTTTGTATTCAATAAAGCATTAACGGTTAATACTAGATTTTCTAAAGTTCATAGACAGACAACCTATTTAGTTAATCGTGGTATAAAAGATTTCTATGATATGGGTTATGTGATGGGCAATAATATCAATAAATCTAATGAGAAGGAAGGTTTTGCAGGAGCATTCGTAGCAGATCCTACTTTAGTTAGTGATAAACCTAAGGTTAAAATAAATGGTAGAGCAATTAATATTTGTGATAACCTAGACGATTTCGATTATAAGGCACTTTATCCGTCTATTATTGACGAATCAAATATGGCGCCAAATACTCAGCACGGTAAAATATTGCTACCTGAAAAGTTGGATGTTAAAGAGAATAGATTTAATAACGAATACTTTGATAGGAGCGTTTGGTTTGTTGAAGATTTGGTATGCCACAATAGATTGGATTTCTGTCAAAGATATTTGCATCTTGCAGGTTATGAAGAAATGTATGATGATATAATCAAATACTTCTCAACGATAGAAAATCCTGCAGGAAGATTTAGATATTCTGATCCTATAAGTGGCAAGAGATATATGTACCATATTATAAATAATCAGCAAAATAGGATTATGTGCAGAATATCTCAAGATGGAGAAAAGAGAAGAATGTGTTTTAAGGTAGATAAAATGCCTAATGGTATATTACCTAACGTGATGTAATTGGAGGTGTATTACATTTTGGAATTAAGTATAAGCGATTTAGTTTATATAAATGATGCGGCGAAGTCTCTGAAATACAGCGATTTCGTCTTTATAAATAATTTACTGGTTGGTATAGATAATATTAATACGTACACAAGCAAGGTTATTCTTGATGTAAATAAGCTATCTAACGTATCATTGATTGGACTGAGTTTTAATCAGAGAGAATTATCTAAATTTGTAAAATCTCTATCAGTAGAGTCATCATTCTATATAGATGAAAATCAACCAATAAATAAAATATATAGTTCTGTAGGTGCAGTAGAGTTAAATATTCATATTGATTCTGCGATGAATAATCTTGTAGCCGCAAAGATTAATCAGAGTTTAGATATAGATAATCTCATGATTAATTCAGAAGATGTGACTGCTGATATGGAAAAGCTATTTAGCATGAGAAAGGGAGACGGAGCATTCTATTATGTGAGCCATGATAACCATTATATGACTTTATTTAATGGATTGCTCCCATTGAATAAATCTGACAAAATATTCTTATCGATATATGACGCAGGCTATGGAACATTCACTACAAGATTTATTGTAAAGAAATCAAAATTCACAATTATGGTTTATGTGTCTTATCTTTCAATACCAAAGAAAGGACCTCAATAATGAGGTCCTACTTTCGTTTTAAGCCTAAAACATGAGAATAAAACATAAAGGAGGTTGTAAAAGATGGCTGATAATAAAAAAGACGATAAGCGCCCAATAAGATTTAATGTAATCAATAAGATGGCGAATAGAGTCCAGGATAATATCACTTCGTTATATAAATCTGCATATTATTCGGATTCTACAAATCGTCAGCAGTTGCAAGCATTAAAGACTGATATATCTTCTTCGATTAAGTCTATAATGGACACAAGCTCGGATAATATCGGAGAGCCAAATATATCAAGATTATACGAAAGGCTATTTCTAAAATCCCAAGACAATCCGGAGGTCACAAAAGAATTTGAAAGGATCTTTGGAGATAATGATTTTGTAAATAATCTTGCTAATTCATATCTTGATAATAGATGGGTAAGGGCAGTAGATTCCGAAATAGATGAAGTTCTCAAATATATGCCTAAACTTGAAGAGGCATTACAGACGATACGTGATAATGTGTTATCATCGGATAGTTTCTCTAAAGATTATCTTAATCTTGAATCTCATTTTGGTATCAGTAATGATGACACCAATCAGTTCTCAAGAAATGTAGAGGAATTAAAGAAGAAGTATGATCTTTTATCATTCATTAATGAGCTATATTATGATATCTCAAAGTATGGTGAAGTATTCGTATATTGTGTACCATATACTAAAGCCATACAGAAGCTTATGGATGATAAGAATACTAACTCTAAGATTGCTCTCAAAACAAACTATACTGAAGGCGCAATCATTACCGAATCTGTAACAGGTTTAAGTAGTACTAAAATTCCTGAAGTTGGTTCTGCTAGATCATTGAGCGATACATATGGCGGCGAAGTCAATGTAGATGTGCAATTAGAAAGAGGCTTAATTTCTTCTATCGTGCAGAGTGAAAAGTTTGCTAGAGATAAGAAGAAACAGATCAAGATGACTTCATTAACAGAACAGTATTTGCATGAGAATGGAGTTATAGATGATGATGGTAAAATATTAATGGAGGCTAAGTCATTCAATATCAATGAGGCTCAGACGATAGATATTAGAAATGATGGTAAACCATATAATTATTCCAATACATTTGATCATGATCTTGAAATGGGGGAGAAACTTCCAGTTCATCATAATTTCGATCATACTCTTGACGATAATTTGCCACTCCCAAATGACAGTGATCCGTCATCTGAGGGGCTCGTAGATTCACGTAAACGAAATAAAAGAATAAATGAGATGAACGGGTGTATTATTAAAAAATTAAAGCGCGAGAGCGTCACTCCAATCGTCTTGAATGATATTTGCTTGGGTTATTATTACTTTGAATTTGATAATAATCAGGGAATCTTTGACGAGAGGTATACAACCACAGGAATGGTTAATACCATCACTGGATTGATGAATACCAATAGAGATGAAAACTTTGATATGCTGCAGAGAAGAGAAGAACTTCTCAGAACTATAGCGTCTCAGTTAGCAGATAAGATCGATACAGAATTTATCAATGATAATCAGGATCTTAAGAAAGAGATCTATTATATTCTTAAGTATAATGATGACTTCAATAATGCTGCTGCAATGCATACAAACATCAGAGTTTCTTATATCCCTCCAGAGGATATTCATCATATGTACTTCAAGCTTGATGAGGATACTGGCAGAGGAATATCCGATCTTAAATTATCTCTTATCCCTGCAAAATTATGGGTTGCTATCTATATTACAAACTGCTTGGCTATAATGACCAGAGGAAACGATAAGAGAGTTTATTATGTAAGGCAGTCTGTAGAAACAAATATCTCAAAGACGCTATTGAAAACTATCAATGAGATCAAGAAATCTAACTTCGGCATTCGTCAGGTTGAGAATATTAACTCTGTGCTTAACGTTACTGGAAGATTTAACGACTATATTATTCCTAGAGGCAGCGATGGACAATCTCCAATCGAATTTGAAGTAATGCAAGGTCAACAGGTTGAAATCAAAACAGAACTTCTTAATCTTTTGGAAGAATCAGCTATTAATCCTACAGGCGTTCCAATAGAGATTATACAGAATCGTCAATCTCCAGATTATGCTATGCAGCTCACTATGAGTAATTCAAAATTCTTAAGATTCGTATATGGAAGGCAGTCTGATTTTGAGAATATAATTTCCCCATTCTTGACTAAAGTATATGATATCGAGTTTTTATGCAGTGACAGAGTTGAGGTTGTATTACCTCCACCATTGTTCATTAATGTGACAAATACTAACCAGCTCATTGTTAATACTAATGATTATTGCGAGAATGTGGCTAATATAGTAATGAGTGATGAGACTAACGATGCTGTTAAAGCTAAGTTTATCAAGAAGCTTAAGATATATCATCTTGGTTCTTATATTAAGATGGATGTTATTGAGAACCTTGCAAATCAAGCTAAACAGGAAGTAACCAAAGATGTGGTATCAAATCCAGAATCTATAGATACAGGTGAATAAAAATAATACATTACAAGAGATATACCGAGTACCCAGATGGGTACTCGGTAATCCTTAGGAGTATTCACAAATGTCATTTATGGGTTAACTTCTTATGATGGTACATAGAAGCTTGAAGCATCGTATGTTGTACCTGTACCCTGAGCCTCTTTTACAGAACTGTAATCATCTGCAGAAGCGCCATAGCTTCCAAGAGTCTTACCAATAAGCTCACTTCCAGTGTAATCATAGTTGTTGCTGTTAATGATAATCTGACGAGCTTTAGCATCAGAGCTAAGCAAGTATGTGATCATCTCAGAGGCAGCCTTATCGATCTTCGGAGAAGAGATTGGATAACCACTGAATTTAACAGTTGTTTCGCGCTTACCAATGTCGCCCTTTGTGTAGTTATACATATCTGTATCTGCTGAGTTAAGCTGACAAGCAATAAGCAAGTAAGCAGCCTCAACCTTAAGCATGGTATTATCAGTATTGATGAATAAGAAGGTAAATACCTCCTTCTCAAATCCTGGAGTGTAACCCTGACCATGGATAAGCCCATGATATGTCTTAACCTGTGTACGGGGATCTTTAATACCTGTAAGATACAACTTAGCAAACTTGGTTAACGGAGATCCAGATTTCTCATCATAAGTAAGAGAGAATTCTGACGCGCTCTGCATATTTACCTTAGAGATAACGTTGATATTATTCAAGTCATCGCCAAGCTGAATTGTATCAGCGCTGATATCCTGTAAACCGTCGAATGACTTAAACTCATATTCAATAATATGAGCCCAGTTTACCATGAGCTTATAATACTCAGAATTGTATCTAGCGAGTTCCTGAATGAACTTAGGCATCTGGCATATAATAAATGCAGCATACCCAGTCTCATACGGGTTGAACTGTACGAGAGAGCCAAAATCAGGAACGCCACGCATCAGACGATAACTACTTACGTCCTTGAAATCCTTCGTATTGGCAAACATATTGATTATTGTTTTATTTGGATCAGAGTTGCTAGCCTGAGATGCTAACGACGCTTTATTGGTCCAGTAATCAGTATTACTTCCTGCTACGATCATTCTTTTTGCCCTCCTTCCTAATTAATAGCAATGATCTTAAAGTATTCTTCTTGGAAGAATTCTCTAAACTTCACTACAAGTACTGCATAGAAGATCTTATTCAACTCGTACTTCTCATCTGCCATATACGTTACAGTGATACTGTTGTAATTAGCAGCATACTCGTTGATAATCTCCTTGATATTGTCAATATATGTCTCCAGATCGTCACCGTCTGTAAACGTATATCTTGTCTTTGGGCATTCGCTACGAAGTCTCTTGATGATTTCCTGTACACCCATTACGTTGCTAAGATAGCTAAGCTGAGTATGCTCTTCGTTATTGGTATACATTGTATCCATTACAGGAAGTCCATCGTAATAATTCAGATAGTTGATATTATTATCAACCAACATCTGCTTCTGGTTGGTGCCCGGAATATCGTAAGGCAAGAAGTTGATAGTATCATCAATGATTCCATCGAATGTGAGATTATTTGCAATTCCTGCAAATGGCCTATGAACTCCAGCCTCAATATGACTAACCATTTTTACTGCCAATAAGTATGGCATTGTAACAGTGATTTCTCTCTTTGTATATGGATCATATACATTGAAGAAGTTGTGGTAGATTGAAATGTATCTTGAATAAGGAATATTCTTTACATAAGCAATCATGCTGTCGATATCGACGAACTCTGTTCCAAGATCGGCAAAATACATCATATCACCACGGAAATCTGCAACATTAAGAATCTGCTTCTTAACAGAAAGTGGATAAGCGCAGTCGAATGTAGCATCGATCTTATAAGCATCCAAGTCATAGATAACTGGATCGAACAAGATAGAACTTGTATTTGCTCCCCATGTAGCTAAGAGCATCTTCTCGTACTCATCTGCATTCTTCATAGGGTCTGTACCCATAGTACCATAAGTACCATTAATGAGTCTAACACCTGTATCTGTAGAAAGATCAATGACTTTATCTGAAATATCAGAAGGAACGTTTGTAGACCAAAGATCTGATCCGTCTGATGTAGCATCAGAGATTGTTACGAGATTACCAATTTTAACCTTACCTCTGTTATTCATTCCATAAAGGAAATCATAATTGATAAGATCATTGGCTGTAAGAGCATTTCCGCTTCCATCTGTTGCTACAGTAGCAAGAGTAGAAACGAATGTCTGAATTCCATCATCATACAATTTTACCTGTACCTGCTTAGAATTAGATTTTACTTTAGGATTTAATGCCTGAGAAACACCATCTACGATTACATTTGGATTCATTGTAAATAAGATACTCTCAAGCTCTGTTGTGCCTTCATATATCTCAAACGAGTAGTTTGTGTAAATAGATGAAGTTTTGTTTGTTGTGTACTCAGGATTGATTCTAATGAAGAGGTTGCTTACTCCTCTTCCCATTGGTGCTACAGTAAATAATGGAATATCTACTGTGCCATCTGCAGCCTCTGGCTCATCTGCGTTGAAATCTCCGTAGCCTTCAGCACATGCTTCTTTGAATGTCACAACATCTTCGGCCGAGTCTGCATAGATGTAGCTATATAAGATTCCATCTACCTTGACAAGCCTTACCTTAACAGTTATATTAGCAAGTGTAGCATCTTCAGATACCATACGCTTAGCCAATACAACTCCACCAGCTCTCAAAACTTCAGCAATGGTTAACATTGACTGTCCATGTCTTGCAAAACTGATAGGGCCCTTAACATCAGTGAAACCATCAAATCCACGGAGCAGTTCCCATTTTTCGGTACCTTTATCGGAAGTGTAAGTTTGCGCTATCACTGTCACATTACCTGAAACTACTGAGGAATCGATTTCCTGAATCTGAGACTGATCGACAATCTCAGCTTTGAACTTAGGATAACCCTTCATTGGTTGTACCTCCTTTAACGTTATTTTTTAATTTATTTATAAATAAATTAAAGCAGTAAGCTTTATTCATATGTTTATTCTAAAGCCATGATCTTGATAGCGAGTTATTTGAACTCAAACCCGAAGATATCGTCAACTTCAGCCTTCATATAAGCCTCTAATTTAGCGGTTTCTTTCTCTAAAAATTTGCGTTCATTTTTAATCCACTTCAGGCATTCTTCCATTTGCTTAATGACCTTATCCCAATCTTCTTTTGTATAACCACCAGATTCAATTCCAGTAAGGGTACCAAAAGGACCAAATAAGCCATAATTAATGCCAGCTCTATTTGCTTGGGCAAGTGTTTTCTGCATATCATTTTTATACTCCTTATGAGGAGTTTTAGATTCTGCCTTGGCTCTTTCTATGCACTTCTCATATTCTTTCTGATAAGTATCTAAATATGTTAGTCTTCTTTTCCCGTGCTGCATTCTATAAGATTGCTTTAGATAATTTATTGTAGGAGCAGTCCTGTATATGTATGATGGCTCATTAAGCATAATTATTCACCTCCATATGCTTCTCCATTCAAATCGACAGATTCCATCATTATCTTTTCCAATGGTGAGCTTGTATTTGACTTAACAGTCATAGCAGCAGCAATAGCCTCATCAGCATTTTCTGATGTTATAGCTGTATATGGAGAAGTATATTTAGGAACCTGAAGAATTGATATTGCTTTGTAATCTGTCATATTTTTCATTTCTGAGAATCTAAATGGTTTAGATAAATCAGCCTTAGATCTACACAACTCAGATATTAATAAACCAATAATCTGAGGTGATATCTTATAACTAAATCCATTTAACTCTGCATTTTGTAAGATATATTCATGAAGTTCATCGTAAGGTATGGTCTCTGGCAAGTTAGCCCTCATAAGTAATGTAGTAAATTTCTCTACATTATCTATATCCTTAGGAACTCTTGTAGAACATATTAATTCATCACCATCTTTGAAATGTAAGAATCTATATGCAGCTGGTTCTGAAGTTCCTTGTAGATGAAACTTTGGTTCTTTTGTAATGGACGATGGCTTGCATTGAATCATTGTAGGGCATTTAAATGGTTTTAATGCAAGCTGTTTACCATTCTTATCATACAAGCCATATGAGAATACTCCCATAACGTTTATTACCTCACCAATTGTTTCAGCAGCACTAATATTAAAGTACTTCTCGGGAACGTAATAAATGGCTTCACCTTCACCAGTGAAAACAACCTTATCTCCGTCTTTCTTGTAGAACATAATTTAGACCTCCTTTCAAATAAGATATTAATTAAAAGTTCAATACAACAAAAATCACCCTCTACGGATTTACCGTAGAGGGATAACTTTTATAAATCCTCACTTGTTATTTGATCAGCATAGATACTTGTATTGCTAAGTTCTGTAAGTTTTAGATTAATCTCATCCATCTTCTCAGAAGCCTCGACACAACAATCGCATCCGTTAGATTCAAGCTCATTAAGAATCTCTTCAAGCCTTTCAAGGATTGAATATTTCTTAACAGAATCGTCCTCGGATGGTGCTACATAGTCTTCATCATCTTCAAGACATTCGATTCCTCTGATAGTTGCTATGTAGATCTTTCTCTTATCAGAAACACCCTTTGTAGAACAATCAACACCGATGAATCCCTGAGTAGCAGAATCTGAATATTCTCCTACATATTTGGTACATTCTTCAGGAATACTAGAGCTTAAGAATCTAAGATAGCCGTCTGCTACTTTCATTCCTTGTTCTGTTACATAAGTAATAGCATAGCGCTTACCAACTTCAAGCGTATAAGATTGATCATATTCCTCACTGGTTCCGTACAGATAAACTTTAAGAGTCTTAACCATCATGGTCTCTACGTTGATTATATTTGGAACGTTTCCTCTTATTATATTACCATCGCTATTTGTATCATCAGTTGTATATTCCGAACCATCATCGAATACCCTTTCAGCACTTAACCCTCTGAACCTGCCAGTTTTACAAGCATGATGCTTTGTATGATTGTAGTAAGGAACTTCCTGTTCGTAGAACGTATGTCCGTATTGATATGCGCCTCTTGATATAAAAGGTCCTTCCATGGTAACATTACCTCCTTTATAAAAGATTATTTATCTTATCTAATGCTTTAGCAATGTTACCAAAAATTGTATTATACCTTTCTGACTCTGGATCTGAAGAGAATTTAAAATCGTAGATGTTATCAACGGTTCTATATACATAAGCCAGATTGCTAAGATTCTCTTCCCCTTCAAGCTGCAGATTTGTTGTCGTCTTAACGATAATTGAGACGAATTTCTCAATTACATCCATATCGTATTCAGGTAGACGAGCTTTAATAATCTCAGGTAACTCTCCAATATCAGGAATTTTGATTTCAGTAACATTTACTCTTTTGTTAAAGTAATAAACATCATTCCTTAATCTTTTTCCTCCATGATATTTGTTGAGCCTCTTAGTATTAAGAGTATCGATATAGTCTAACTGGCGCTGATAAGTCATGGATTCGGCAAAAGCATTCTTAATAGCAAGAATTCTATCTGCTCTTTCTGGATCTTCCTGACGAATCTTATCAATATCATTGAAGATATCTTCGATTGCATCGCTATAAATAAGATCATATTCTTTATTCATGCCTTTAATGGTTTCATCCATTTCTGTAGTAAATTCATCCACAGCCTTATTAAGCTTAGCGTCATTAATAAAGCTATTGATCAAGAATTCAGCAGCAGAATTCTTAGAGATTTTATGACCCATAGCATCAGGACTTGTTCTTAATCCATCTGCAATTTTCTGCATATCAGATGGCAATCTGTTATAAAGGAATGCATGATCAACCTTACCAGCCTTATAATCATAAATAAGATTAAGAAGTTTAACCGCATCCTCATCACCAATATTGTAAGGAGCAAATGCTTCAAGATAATCAGCTTTTTCCTCATTAACCTGAGTATTATCTACTCCTGTAACACTAACGTCTGTAATGTTGCTCATAGGTTCAACACCAGCATATTCTGTATTTTCTGTTTCTTCCTGCGCAGCCTTCAATCTTTCAGCGTCTTTGTTATCTTTTTCTAATTCGTTATACACCATCCCCACCTGTTCTGGTGTGATCTTCGTATCATTGTTTTCAGTAGCAGCCATAATTACTGTTCCTCCTTAATTGATTTCTTCTTTCTTACCAACTGGAATCCAAAGATATTATGAATCATCATTTCCTTAGTATCAGGATATGTACCATCAGCCATAGCTATCTTAGATTTTACATTATCTCCGATCATAAGCATTCCAGCAAATAATTCATCTCCAATAAGATTTTTATTATTAAGAAGCATCTTTCCATGGATTGACGCCCTATTTACGTTTACCATTATATATCCTTCCTCAATATTATATTCGTAAACGAATCCTAAGATTTGATCCATAGGAATAGACCCAGATTCAAAATCAGGATTACCAACAATCATCGGACAAGATTTATCTTTAAGCATCTTCTGCAATGTTTCAGCTTTATTATAAGCATCAAGAAGAGTCTTCTTAGTATAGAAGTATCCATTGGGAGATGTATAAACATCATTCTCATCCCTAGTAATGAACATCGGTACCTTGATTTGTTCATAATCTTCTTCGCCTGCATACATGGCGCTCTCAACAAGAACTTCTTTTTTGATAAATAAAGTAAATATCTGAATGCCCTTAATATCTAATCTCTTTACAGTTCCAACGTCTTCATAAGAACCAAAGAAACCGATATCTACTATAGCATCTCCGTCAGTTAATGCTTTACCATATTCTACAAGTAATCTATATGCAGGAATATTAGGATTAGTTTCTACCTCAATATAATTATCCTCTTTATCATATTTAAGCACTCTACCAATTATAGGGCTATTCATTACAATATTAGCAAGTTCAGTATTTAAGTAAGGAATCATATCTTGAGATGCTATAAGAGGAATCTTCTCCTCTAATTTAGCATTATTAAGTAATTCTACAGCGCTATTGAATTGTTCTTCTTCAATAAAACTTCTTCCATTATCGAAAGTATGCTTACCAAATAAGAATTTCTTAGGCTCTACAGGAATTCTAATCTTTTTACTTTTCATATTATTTCCCTCTACTCTTCTTCATTCATATTTATGATTGTATTTATATCTGCTGTAGATACGTTACCAACCAATCTTTGTAATGCTAATTTGATATTAGTAATAACTATAGGAGCAATCTCGGGATTATTAATTGTGCTACAATAATAATCTTTGAAGAAATTACCTTTATCAGCAAAAGCATTATCGAGAAACATTGTAAGTTGCTGATCTCTGTAAGTGCTCTGGAAGATATTAAGAAGAGTAACATCCATCTCACTGATATATTTAATAACGCTATTCATATTAGAGCTTATTGTAACGTATTTCTGGTCAGCATATACAAGCTTACCGTAATTAGAAGAGCTATCTCTGCTCTTCTTAATACCGTCTGTGGTCAGCATATTATACAATGAATCTTTGTTATTAACAATAAATGCCACGAAGAAGTTTGTCATAATATCATTTCTCCTACTTACAAGAAATTCATATAAGTAAGATGCTGCTGTAAATACATCAATCGTATCATCAACAGTATTGAATGTAAGATTATAAGCATTTGTAAGAATATCAATGATCTGCCTATAAACTTGCTCTCTGATATTTCTTATATTCTGACTATCCCCTGGATAAGTCTGATTCATGATTTTGAAATTCTCTTCGAAAGCCTGTACGACATTCGGCTCTGGTAATTGGTTAGCATAGTTTACCCTTTGCAATTTATCATTGATAATTGAAAAAATATAATTGGAATCAAAATGAGCAATGACTTCAGAGAAGTCATATTCATTACCAATTAAATAGGGCTGGAAATTTTCTATCATAATTTTTATTCCTTCCTTTCTTTTATAAGTTTATCTATCTGTTTTTGCGCGATTATAAACTAAAAATCATAGGAGAGGGCTTTTGACCCTCTCCTTAAAGACTTAGAAATTGAAATGATCATAATAACTGTAGTCTTCTCCCTCTATATATCCACGATACGCTTCAGGAACTGCTCCAACATTCTGGAATGGTTGATCGCTATCGTAATAATCATTGAGGGTATTAGTTGATTGATTATAGAAACCAATAAATATGGAATCAGGTACAGAGAACTCTGTCTGATCTCCAACAAAATTGGTTATAGGTACATTATCAGGAATATTGTATTTCTGTCTATACGCCCTTTCTCCTAAAGGAGTATTCACAAGAGATTCAAATCTTGCTTTCTCTTCTGCTCTACGACCATCAATAAAGTCTTGCATCTGAATTCCGCCAGCTTTAATAGCTGCATTAAGGTCTCTTTCTATTTCACTATTAAGTTCTGACTGAGTATTGAAATGCTCTACGATTTCTACCGTATCATCATCATAGTAATTAATCTCTTCATCTACATCTTCATCTGTTCGTATAGAAGTCTTCCTAATTCCATACCTTTCGGCAAGATTGATTCCTTCATACCATACATAAAGAGCCATAAGCATAGAGAATACTTGGTCGTCGTGGGTAGAAGCCGAGTGTTCTACTTTACCGTTTCTTTTAATCTCCATTCCAAGTAACTCGTTGTAAATGATTGGAGATATTATTTTGTCTTTATGCATTTCTACACGTTCTATCAAGATATCAATAAGCAGCTTTCTGATATCTCTGGTTGAATTGAGACCGTATTCTTTTATTCTAACCTGATGTTTGTAAGCATGAACACCATCTTGTCTCTCTTCTACCACTTTATCTTTAATCTCATAATAGAGATTCCTCTTTAATCCCATTTTAAGAAGCTTAGATATAACTGTACTACCGTAACCATTTGTGTTTAGATATATACGCAACTATATACCCCATGGTTGATTCCATGCATCCCCGTTACAGGGAATGATCAGACTATACGTACATCCTTAGAATACCTAAGGAGCTGGATTTTTCTTCCGCCATTAGCTTGCGGTTTTACATTAAGGCTTTCGCCGCCCACGCAATGGGCCAGTCGTTAGACGTAATATTAAATTATTGCACAATACGAACCATATTTCTATATATTTTCTTTCCTGTCCTGTCGATCATGTAGCCAGCATATGGACCAAATGCTATTTTTCTACCATTACCGACTATATTCTTTAAACTTATTTCTTCATAACCTATCAAATCGGAAACTTCTGATCTTCCATTACAAATTATTCTATCTCCATCGTCATTATATACTTCGTAAATATTGACTATTTTTATTAATTTTGCTGGAGAGGATTTTCTATCTTCTTTAAAAGCCTGAGATACATTGTCTGATTGAGTTCCCCATTTTAAATTGGAAACGTGATTATTAAGTTTATCGTTATCTTTATGCATAACTACTGGTAGATTATCTGGATTTGGAATGAATGTTTTAGCCACTAATCTATGTATTGATTCATTCTTTCTATGCCCATCGTCGCAATCTTCTAATGCTGTTCTCAAATAACCAGAATTGCTTACAGCAGTTCTCATAGTATGACCGTTTTCGTTTATTACAATTCCAGATTCATTTATTTTATATTTTCCATTATATCCTGGTATTTCTTTCATCATGATTCTATTTCCTCCTTAAACTTTTGATAGAGCAAAATGGCTATATCATATTATTTAAGAAGTTAATATTATTGTGCGTTATTAATATTTTCGTAACTGCACGTTGGCTTGTTAATAGTAGCTGCAGGATTTAACCATACTACCATCCTTATATCTTTTTTCTGCTTTCGCCGCATTCACGCTTACCTTTTGAGTTACGTTGTAGCGATATAAGGCTCTTGACCAATGAGTCGCAGTTTTAACACAGGAGAACTAACAGCTTCCGCTATTAGCTGTGGTATTTAAACCGTATTCTTTATATTACTTTATACGGCTTTATTTCTCACCGTTCCTTTCCACATTTACCACCGCGTTCGGCATCCAATTCTTTACAATGAATTCAATACATCTTGCTAGGTCTAATGTAGAAATGTAGTTACAGTTCAAGCATCCTAGAACTTTAGTTGTTAAAGAGTCTATAACAGTTATTGTTGAACTATCCTGTTTATAACCACCAGCAACGTCGACACCGATGATAGCAGGATAAGTTCTTGTATCAGCCTGTAAGTAAGTTTCAAATCTATACTTACCAAGCAAATATACTTCAGATATTGGCTGTCTAAGTAATCCAGAAATTGTATCAAGATCTTCTTCTCTAAATGGAGAATTCTCAACTCCAGTAGCCCACTCAAGAAGAATCTCACGTCTGATATCAGGCCATGAATTCTTAAGCAATCTACATACTTCCTGGAACCATTCCTCAGAACATCCAAGTTGCTGATATGTATAACGAATGTATACATAATCAGAATTGTTATTAGCGTTAATAATCTCCATAAGCTGTAGATATGATTTATCATACCAGCTTTCAGAGAATGGAGTTGCAGCCTCTTTCATAGCATAAGCTTCTTTTCCTTCAGGAGTTGTCATAAATCCTGGAGTGGTAGTTATTGTAATACCATAAGGGGCATGATTGTTCTTTGCTATAGAAGAAGCAGTCTTATACGCAGGTGCACCATTCATATAAATAATATCATTAAATGGCAAGAAAGCGTACTCATCATACCACATCAAAACGAGAGTTTTCATTTTCTTCACATGAGTCGTTAATTCATGCAGTTCTCTTATGAACTTCTTCGGTTTTTCTCCGAATGTTGAGACTATATCACCATCTTATAAAGATGAAGTTCTTTTTCGATTTAAAGGATTCTCACCTACTCACTTGAGCCCTACTTCTATTGCCGGATTTCACGGCCCTAACGGGAATAGTCGTTGAATACTAATTATATTAGTATGCTGATTGCACATTGTAAAAGTTTTTAGGACCTAGGCATCATTCTAGGCTTTTATTTCACCATGAACCATCTCTGTACTTTGTTTCTATCTTTCGATTCTCACGTTAGTGAGCTCCAGAGCCATTAGCGCTTCCCAGCTTAAAAGAACTTTGCTAGACACCATATTACTATGATGAATGGGCAAAAATCTACCCCTGAGTAATGATGCTGCTTTTGCTTTATTTGTAGCAGAAGCAAACGTTTTGATGGTATTGTTGTTATAAGGATTTACTACTTCCGTTGTATTATTCTTACCTTTATCTAATTTACCATCTGGAGTTATACGCTCTTTAAGAATAAGATATGGTGGTAATAAATCCCTCATATCTTTCATGGCTGTAAGGTTGTCTGTAGAACCAGCCATATTCTTATGCAAGAATGCCATTTTAGAGTTAGTAGTACCAAAGTTATATAAATAAAGATATCTTACAATTACAGCGGTTGTTTTTCCACGCTGACGTGGCTCCTCAAAGAATATATTTAAGTTTAATGAAGCACAAAAGTTATATGCTAAATTACCTCTATCGAGTTTGTAAGGCATCGGTCCAGAACCAGTAGATGGTAACCTTACAACCTCCCTGATGAAATACCAATAGTTACATATACACTCTCTAAGGATCTTTTGTTTATAATACACATTAAGATTCGGATCATATGGATTAATACCATCAAGATCTGGATCTATAAGTGCAAGCATAAACTCATTATTCTTAATTCCAATGGATTTAAGATAATGGTGCATGTCTAGGAAACTTTTGTTTTTAGTCGTTTTCTGACTATAAACAGTTCTTATAGGTGGCGGTTGATGCATTTGAGGCGGCGGCATTTGTTGTCGCTGCATCTGAGCATTAAATGGAATATAAGACGGAGTAACAATGTTCCCATAAGGCATTTAAGATCTCCTCCTTTCTATTTTGCATTAAGTAAATGTTCCGCCTGGCAAAATCATAAGAGTTAAAATATATTATGACTTTATATTAAAGCTTTAGGCTTAAATATAATATTTTAAGGAGGAACAAATTATGGCATTCAACAAGCAGGCAGAGATTACAGCTATGATC